ATTTTATCTTGAACATCTTGAACCGATACCCCTCAAACCCTTGCTGTTACTGCATTTGATACGGTTCAAGATGTCTTGTTTACATCTTGAACCCATCTTGAACTTTTGCCTTCATCTTGAACCGTTAATGAATTTTAGAAACATTTTTTCCTGCTCTTTTGTGTAAGGGGTATATTTATCAAGTCCAATACTCTTTCTAAATTCTTCATGCTTCCCAGTAATCCAATTGATAAATTCATAACCCTTACATTCATCACCATCTTTTAACCCCATTGCTTTTATGAAAGCCCTAAAATAAGGTGTATAATCTTTCTTCAAATCAATTATGAAGCCTACTACTACACCCCCATTATTTGTGAAGCAATCATATCCGCTGTATGTGTCCACAAAACATTAGGGTATTTTTTAACTGCTGCTGTGTAATACTTCCAATTGTGCTTTTCATCAAAAGCCCCCATATGCCATCTGATGCACATAACTTCTTCAGGTGTAAGTTTCATATGCTGTGCCAAATACATTACTGACTTATCCCCATGACCGTCAAGCAATAAGTCATCATCATTGTATTCAATAACATAAGTTCTTCCTTTAACTTCACCACCAAACATTTCAACCCCAGGATTGTCCACTGCTATCGTGTAAGTATCAATCTTACAAAGGTCATGAAACATTCCTACAACTAATGGTGACCTGGGATGTTCCCACTTCAACCTATTGGCTTTGGTAAGCTGCTTTAATTGTTCAGCTACTACATAAGAATGGTCAAACAAACCGCCTTCATAATTTCCATGATGATTTCTTGAAGCTGGTGCTGTAAAGAACCCGTTTTCTTTCAACCAATCAATAAAGGCAGCAGGTAAATGTTTAGCCATCATTTCTTCAAAAGCTTTTATTCTTGCTTCTGTAACATTAAATAACATAATGACCACCTTTCTTCCTTCAATTTCTTGAAACTTAATATTCAAGTTCCTGAACTTCCAGGGTAAAAAATATCATTTTACTTCTTGTAATTGAAGATATTCCTTCAAAGAAATTGCCATCAGATTAGCTGCATGTTTTTGTGCTGCTCTTTTAGTTTTGCTAAAGGTTCCTAATACAGGAATCCAAGGAAAACCGGCTTTATGTGCATACCATAAGCCTGATTTTTCGTCTTTACTGACTGTATAATGTCTTTTCATATTTATAAACCCCTTTTATTTAAATTCCTTTCCAGTTTTCTTATCCCGGATTTCAATTCTATTAATTAGTTCAAATCCAGCCCAATCAATTATGAACTTCAAAACATTTATCAGGTTGTGAACCCTTTTATCCAGTTCCTTTTCTTCCTTAATAACTTTACCAATTGCATGGTAAGCTGTTAAGTCTTTACATCCGCTGCCATTGAACATTGGATTTCTTCCAGCCATATCATTCACCGCCTTTAATATCATCAAACAGAACTGGAACCTTCTGCTTCAACTCCTTCAAGAGTAAATTGGCAACTTCCCGCATTTGTGGATGTGCTACTGGTGATGTCCTTAATTTTAAGAAATGTCGCCATTCCCTGATGTTTGCTGTCATTACCAGTTCAGTTTTTAAGCTGTTTGGAAGAACTGCCCTTGCTTCTTGTGGACTGCATCCCCAATCCAGCATTGAAAAATAATATTGTTCTGCCATTTGACAAGCCCTATACCACATGTCATAACCTGCTGTTCCAGGAACCAGGAAGCAAGGTTCAATTACAGTTATCTCACCGTTGAATTGACCTTTTGAATAATTACAATACCTGGTTGATTCTTGGGAATAGCTTGCTATCCTATGCCTAACTATTTCATGAGAAATGCCCCTGTCACAAATAAACTTTACTGTAAGGCTGAAATGTTCCAAAACTGATTCATGACCTCTATTGATAATATTCTGAATGAACTTATAAGGGGAAGCATCATTCATTTTATGTTCTGATTTATAGCAAACCCGCCCACACAATTCCAATTTCCTTATTACATCCAGTCCATCAAATACATCTATAATTTCAACACTTGGCTTAATAACCTTCACTTACATCACCTTCCAATCTTGATGGTATATCTTGCATTTCAGGTTTCTTCTTTTCCATCCATATGGCAAAAGCAATATTCCACATGGCAGCCCTTAAATGGGGTTCATCTTTCATGCCCTGCATGTAGCAGGAAAGGTGTCTAATTGCCGAATCAATTAAACTGTGGATTGGAATGCCTTTTTCACAATTTCTTTCACCATACTTCAAAGCACCTTCTTCACAATGAAGGGCTAATTCATGGATGGCTTCCCAGGGAAGTAAATCATATCTTCCTTTACCCCTGTGCATATCACGAACTGCCCCAGTTGGGAACTTTGTCCTGTTTCCACTGTCTTTTATGCTGCTGCCTTTTTCACAATTAGGGCAAACTTGCCTGCCTTCAGGAACATATTCCCCACAACATACACATCTGTCTTGCAAATTAATCACTCCTTTTCTGAAATACTCTATACTTTTTTCCATCAATTTTTTTATCAACAATTTCATAATTAAACCTTCTTGTAACTTGTCTTGAAAATTCAATTCTACTTAATGGCTGAAGATTATTTTCAGCACAATATACCTGGTATTGCTTATAAATGTTCTTGGTTGGTTCATTGTCAACTTCTTCTTCACTAATTTCTTTGAAGAAGCCAATGATTGGGTTATTGGATTCTTCATATTCTTCAAGTTCCCGTTCAACTCTTGTTGAATTAGTGAATTTTTGATTTAACAAAACTCTTTTAAGTCCTTCAATCCCAAGTAATATCATATATTCAACACATTCCTGTTCTCGTAGTTCATATTTTATGTATGGTCTATAATCAGGGTCATCTACACTGAACTTTGCATCAAATGGAATGATTGCTAATCTTCTTTGCACTGCACCTGTTTTATCTTTAATTCTTGGGATATTATTGGCACTGAAAAGAAGCTTTGCATAGTTGTTGAATTCAAAGGGGTCTTGACCTTTTCTTTCAACATTAATTCTGTCACCAGTAATCAGCTTTTTGAATATTGAAGCATTGGCAATGAATTCATCACCTATATCATCACCTATATTGGCAAGCTTCCCAAATAGTTCAGCAGTTTTAAACCTGTCACCCAATTCCCCTAAATCAAGAGAAGCAATATTTTCATCACCCAACATTGTCCTGACCATATCCAGGAATGTTGATTTACCATTTGCCCTGTCACCAATCAAGATAAAAGCTTTACCTAATTCATTTCTTCTATAAAGGCAATAACCAATTACTTCTTCCAGCAGCATCCTTATTTGCTTATCATGGCAGGCAATTTTATTTAAAGTATTATCCACCAGTTCTGAATAAGCAGCAGGGTTGTAATCCCAGTTGATTTTATTGGTGATAATAATTTCATGTGAAAATGGAAGAAATTCATCTGCGATGATGTTGTAAATCCCATTCTTGAAAGCAATTAAGTTTGCATCTGATGGCTGGGCATTATCTTTTATTAAAAGATTCAAGTATGACATTACTTCATTTCTTTTTGCTCTATTTAGGTTACTTATATGTCTTATCATTTCAGCTTCAATTTCAAATTGCCCATCTACATACACACCATCTTTATAAATATGAAGCTGGTTATTTATTTTGATAATGTGATTGTTGTTTTTAATATAAGTGGCAAATTTATCAAATAGGAAAGTTGTTCCCTTAAAGAAAATTGGTTTCTTAAAAGCATCATCCCGCAATATTACTTCAAGTTCAGAATCACTTAATGGAACCTTTAATACATGCTTGTTTATTATCCTGATGGTTTCCCTTGCTTCTTCAACAGTGAAATCTGAAGCCTGAAGTGTTAAAATGTAATTAAATAATGCTTGATTTCTGCCATCACCAACTTCCATGTTGAGAAAATCCATATTTGAATTCACTGGAAATAACCACTTTGGAAGCTTTTGATATTCTGCACCAGGTTCAATATCCCATTCAATAAACCTTTCTTCATTGTTGAACTTCAGAACTGAATATGAATTTCTGCTTCCAACCTTAATATCAGCAGTTAATCCACATGCAAGTTTCTTTTTAGTTCCATTCTTATCAACACCATTATTTTTGAAAAGGAAATGCTTTCCCCTGGTTGTTTGATAAACTCTGCAATTTAGTTGTTTTTCTTCAACTATATCCATAAGTATTTCCGCTTCTTCAGCATTATCAATATCAATTAGAATAACATCATCTGCAAGTATCCCAGCAAATTCAGGAAGTGCTTGAACCTGTTCATAGGTTTTTAAGTCAGTTCTATCCTTGAACTTTTCTATGCACTTTTTGTTTCTTGTTTCTACATACCCTTTGAACAATTCCAAATTCAAACACCCCCCTTTAACTTCAATATAGGTGACATCATAATTTCACCCCGTAATCTCTTAATCTTTTTATTGCCAAGTCAACATACCAGTCTTTATCGAGCTTTGATGGTATTTCATGATTGTTTATATCACCATTGATAATGAAACAATTTTCAGGTGTATTGGCAAACTTTTCAGGGTTCTTATCAAGATTTTTAACCTTGTATATTCCACCATCTAAAGGTGATTTTGAAGCAAACACCCTGAAGCATTTTTCATGTTGAATTTCTCCACCTTTGAAAACTTTAATGGTCTTTAACTTACCAGTTGAATCCCTTATTTTTTCTTCAGTGATTTTTGGATTATAAAGGGCATGTGAATATTTATCAGTGACCTTTATAATCTTTTGGAACTTCCGTAAATCATTACATTCTTCAATTGTTTTCTTTGGATGAATCCCATGAACAAAGTAATTTACCAATGCTTCCCTTAAAATCACACAATCATAATCCAGCAGGTCATCAACTTCATTCTTGTTTTCATCTTTTTTAGTCCATTTCTTCACATAAGCACCTTTGGATTCAAACCCACCATCAAAATCAACTATCACATAGTTGTTTACATCCTTTTGGAATATCTTTTTATAAGATTCAAATTCAAGCTGCATCCTGGTTCTTTTTTCCCACTCATAGCAAATATCATCAATCAATTCATAATCTTCATCTTTGAATAGCTTTACAATTAAACCATCTGTGTTTGACTGAATTAATTGACAATGACCTTCCAGCATTTCAATCAAATCAAGTAATAAAAGCTGTCCGCCAACACAAACATTGTTTGCTTGTCTTGGGTCATATAAAGCATTATTCTTATCCTTCATTGCACCATAAGTGGTGTTCAGAACAATTTTATAAGGTGCTTGCATTGGGTTCTTTTCTGCCTTTAGCTGCAATCTCTTATCCCTGATTCTTCTATACTTGGATGGGTCTGAAATATTTCTACTGATAAAGTTATATTCGATCATCAATGCTGGATAATATGAAGCAACATCAATGACAAGAAAATGACCTTCACCATGGTATTTATCAATAGCACCATGCAACCCGCCCCAGGCAAACACATGGGGAACCCCAGCAACTTCAATTTTAAGTGTTTTATTGTAATCTCTGTTTAATGGGTTTTTATACCAGTTCAAAACCTCTTTATACTTTTTAATTCTCAAAGTGTCAGGGAATACTATTTCAAATTCATCATTCCATTTTCTTTGAGTTGCCCCCAGGATGATAGCTGAAAGCTGTGCTTTAGTTTTGGATATATAAGTTAATGGCAACTTAAAAGCTTTCAATAGTGAAATATGACTATCAAATTCTTCTTTTCTTTGAATGAATACTTCAATAGTCTGTTCTACATCATGCCGACAATACTTCACTGTTTCTTCAATTTCTTCAGGGGTAAGCTTCCTGTCTATGTCAAAAGGAACATTGGATTCTTTGATGTTATTCCCCATGAAGCCTTCAAGCTGCTTCAAACTGTGGAAGCTGGTCATGACATCATAGTTATTTAGTGGAACCTGATTTAATAAGCTTGAAAATTTCCAACCTGGTTTATTTTTAACTATGATGTAATCATTGATTTCTTTAGGATTAAAACCACATAACAAGCCTTTTAAGATATACTGGTCATAGCTTCTTGAATTATATCCAACCCAAATATCATCTTTATGTTTCTCATAAATATCTTTAAGTTTTTCAACATCATTAACAATGACATGTTCTTTTTTATTGATTACATCAATGATTACAACCAGCCAATCGTAAGGATAGACTTCGAAATCGAAGAAGAGCATTTTTATATTACACCACCTTATTTTTCCTTATTTTTTGAATTTTGATTGAACTGGTTCAGTCAATGCTCTGTTTATATCCCATCCCCTTGCCAATCTATCTTGAACAGTTCTATAATTGATATTGTAAATTTCACACCATTCGATTAATGATTTAGATTCATTGTTTATAGTAAATATTTTATTCCTGCTTGTGTTTCTACCTTGTTCGTTGTCAGTCGCCCATCTGCAATTGGAAGGTTCATAGTCACCATTAACATCTATTCTGTCGATTGTTAAGCCATCTTTATAACCATTATTCATAGCCCAATCATAAAACGCTTTAAAATCATTTCTCCATTGATCACAGATTTGAATTCCCCTACCTCCATAACGTTTATAATGAGTAGCATTTGGATTATAGCAACGGCTTTTCATATTAGTCCAAATACCGTATAATCTATGTTTTCTCAACCCATGAGTTTCGTTTTTATTAGTGATGAGTTCCTGTTTATAACATCCACAGCTCTTAACTCTACCACTTCTTAAATCAGATGAAGTTATTATCTTTTCAGTTCCACAGTCACATTTACATAGATAAGTTTTATGCGTTCGTTTAATACCAACATATTTAATAACTTTTAATCTTCCGTATCTTTGACCTGTTAAATCTAATATTTTTGGCAATTTTTTTTTCACTTCCTTTCTGTATAAGAATAATAAATGCTGGTAATACTAAAGATGGGGAAGTGTGGGGAAAAGGGGTGTTAAATTTTTTTTATAAACACCCCTTACCCCAAGTTAATTATTCTTCTACATCATAAACATCAACAATTTCATAGTTACTAAAGCCTTTCTTACCTTCACTGTATTTCAAGAGATATTCCAGTTCTCCATCAATTGCTTCATGAATGTCCATTAACAGTTGACCATACTGTGAATAGCTTCTGAACTCTACATCATAACCACTGTCAAGGGAACGAAGGAATTCATTCATAATGTGAATTTGGAAGCCTTTTGTAATAACCTGGTTCATGAAAATCATGCTTCCTTTGTAATCGCCAGCCAACACCTTAAACCATACTGTAACCATTGGGTCACCAGCTTTGGATTCTACCAGTTCAAGTTTTTCAATCTTTACTTCATATTCACCATGTGGAACTTCCCTGAAGTTGGCACCATTTTCCGCTGCTTCCTGAACATCCTTTTGCAAACCTTCAACATCAATCGCCTTATCAAACTTTTCCCAAATATTAGCCATTTTACATACCTTCCTTTCAAATTTGGTTATTTATGATTTTTATTAAGGGCAATTTTAGTCGGTTGCATCAGGGGTCACCTCCTTATTGTCTTTCGGACCACCGCGAGGGTAACGTTTTTGTCCGCAGTAACAACGCCCCCCGTCATCATCATCCCCAAAATACGCATGATTTGCCGCGGTGCAAATATCCTCCTCGGTATA